GGTCTTCAGTGGTGGCGCCGGTTGTCGTCGACGTGCCCTCCTTAGGCACAGTCGGGTGTTTCTTTTTGCGCTCCTCCTCGGCGTTCGCCAGCTCGGCTGCGCGGTCTGAGAGCCTCTTCGCCTGAGCGGTGAGGGTCTCTTCGGTGGTTCCAGTGAGAAACAGGTCGGCGTCTTCTAGTGAGATGCCGTGCGTGACAGCGATACGTAGCCGCAACGCTTCCGCTTTCGCGGTGTCCCGCTCCGATTCGGCAGTGGTGATCCGGCCGTTGGCCTTTTCGAGTTCAGAAAGGTTGGCCTGCTCGATGTCGTCGAGTTTGGCTGCTTTCGCCTTTAGGTCGTTGTAGTCCTTGAACTTTGCGCGTTCGCGGTCTAAACGCTCCTTGAGCGCAGCGTTCAACTCCTGCTGCGAGGTGATCGGCTTGAACTCGTCAGCGGCGGGCGTCTCTCCGCTTTCGTTACCGCCCTGGCCTGGTGTTTCTTCTGCTGCCTCAGACATGTTGTTTCTCCTGGTTCCGTCCGTTAACCGCCGGACGTCGGCGTAACCCCGCCATATGGCGGGAAGCTTGTGTGTTAGTCGAGGTTGTCTTTGATCCACTGCCTGACGCGGGCGCGGTCCTCGGCTGTGGAAGGGTGATCCGACTTCTTGTACGGCTTGACTGGAAGCGCGCGTCCACCCCACGCGGGGATCGCTTCGCAAAAGCAGTGTCCGTGGCAGGCGAACCTAGCGGACTTCTGTGTGTAGACCGCGCCGCGGGATGCCACCATGATGCAGAACTTGCACGCACCGGGCCGGGTGCGGCGCATGTATCCGCGCGCTTTCGGGTCCGCTTCAGCGGAGCCGGTCACGGTGAGGTTCGCCGAATTGACCAGACGTTTCTGAAAACCATCCTCAAGACGAGATTTGGCTGAAAGTATGTCTGGCTCAACGGTTTTCAGTGGTTCGGCAGCCCAACCCGCCAGCGCGTAGGCACCTAAATCTCCGAGGGGTTCGACGATGGCGGTGAACTGGCCCGCTATTTCCGCGGCGTCGCGGAGTTCGTCATACCAGTCCGCGGCGGCTGCGGCGGACGCTTCACCCCATGTGTCCAACAGGTCGGGCAGCAGCCCGAACAGCGCAGCCTCCAAATCGGCCGGGTTGAGGGTCCACAGGTTTTGCAGATCCTGCAGGGCTAGCGCCGATAGTGATTCGAGGACGCTACTGAGCGGTGGCGGCATCTCGAATCAGCGATTGCAGTGTGGCGCGGCCTTGACTGCGGCGCATCTCGGCCATCGCCAGTTTGGCGTCTTGCGGCGACAAACCTAGGAGTTTCAAACCGATCTCGGTTTCGGCGAGTTTCGGCACCGCCGCCAACTGTTTCATCCCCGCATCGGCCATCGCGGCGCGCGACTGGTAGCGCGGATCCCGCCACTGCGCGTCGATCGACTTCCACTCGTCGGGGATTTTGTCGATCGCGATCTTGTTCAGCATCGCCAACGCACGCACATACGACTTCCGCAGAGCGGGGGTGAAATCGTCCACCGCGCCTTCCGCTTCGGCGATCAGCTCGTATTGCGAGGCGTCGTAAGAATCCGCAGACGTCGGATTCGCGATGTCAGAGATCGCCACCGCAGAGTCAGGTAGTGACGCTTCGCGGGCGAACAGTTTCGCCAAACCGTTGATGTCTTTCCAGTGCGGTTCAGGGCTCGACGCGGGGAACTGTTTCACGTCCGCGCGGGCCAACTGCGGGTCCGACGCGTCCTGATCGTCGGGGATGCCTTTGATCCGGCCTAACCGGATTTCCCACATCGCTTTTTGGGTGCCGTCAGCGTTCTTAAACACCGATTCGTCGGCGCCCAACATCCACAACTCCGGGTAGGAATAGACGTCCATGTGGCCTTCGCGGCGAATCAACGTCCGTATAGCGGCGTCCTGTAACCCCATGATGGGTCTGGTGATTCGCGACTGCCCGAACGGCCGCTTCGGCGCCGGTTTGTACGGCAACACCTCCGCAGGCACCCCGTACACGTGGTCGTAACGCTCAATCTCCCACCGCACTGTGGCTTTGTCGCGGTGCGCTGTAACAGTTTCGTTGTCGAGATAGAGGGCCAGGGTTAAGACGCGGCCGTCTTGGTCTTTGTCGATCACCGACAGCAGGTTGTCCAGGTGGCGGCGGCGACGGTTCCACACCCCTGTGGCTTCTGTGGCGTCTTTGACGTGGATCAGGGCGGCGGGTTCGCCGTCTTCACCCAACGTGTTGACGAGGAACGCTGGGCCGTGCTGCATAGCGGCAACAATCGCGGCGTCAACCTCGGAGTCGAGGTGGTTGTCGTTCCACACGTCGGCGCCGCCGATGCTGTCCAGGTCGCCGTCGGGCCACACATAGCCTTCAAGGTTGCAGCGGCGGGCGAGCGCGTCGACCGCTTTACCGGCCCAACCCAAAACCAGCCCTAGGTTGAAGTACTGAGGCGGAATCAGCGTTCCCACAAGCCTGATTGAGCGTTTGTTCTCGTAGTAGGAGGTGCGCAGCAGATTTGTTAGGCGGCGGTGATGAATCTGGGCGAGTAGCCCGTTGATGAGCGTGTTCTCGTCGTTCGTCAAGCCGGGGATGCGAACTGTTTGCGCGGCGGGCAGTTCGTCAGTGATCACAAAACCACTGCCCTGCGACCGGGTGATGTTGTGCGCCCTGTCGGTGTGCGGCCCTTACCTGTCGGGCGCCTCGATGTCATCGCCGCATACAAAGCGGCCGTCATCGCGATAGCGGGCCCGATGTCGAACGATTCCGATAGCGGCATCAACATAAATCCGCCTGACGGGCGGTCCTGCCGCCGCGAACCACGCACAGCGGTTTCCAGGTCCGGCTGGCCAGAGTGTGAGAGCCTGCCTTGTTGGACCATGTTCAGCCACAAAGCGTTACCCGCACCAGCCTCGATCTGGGTGTAGGCGGACGCTTTGAAGCCGCGCTGCTTCAACTTCTCACCAAGCGCTTTGGCGGCGCCGGTCGCATCGTATTTAATCGGGGTGCGCCTGCTGGCGTGGCGGAGCAGAAAGTCCATCGCCTCCACCTCCGATTGTGTTCCTAATGCGATTTCGATGTGCGCGGACTCTCCCTCACACCAACATGCGTCGATCCAAAACCAGCCTGACCGTGTCGCATTGACCCCGAACGACGCCACATCCGGCAGCGCGTCAACTTGGGTGGTGAGCTGGTTCCAATCGTCTCTTGGCACGACCGCGAGGGTTTCGTTGGTCTTGTCCCAAATGCCGAACACCTCGCGCAGCACGTCCTCGGGGGACATGTTCTCCACAAGTCGTTCGATCGCTGACTTGCCGACCCGGAACCCGAACGCCGGGTTTACCTCAGACAACGACTCCCAAAAATCAGGTGCGTCGATGTCAGCCACCACTTCCTCAGGTGCTTCTGGGGAGAACTCCACATAGACACCTTTGAACGGGCGGCGTTTCTTCGGGTCAAGGGCTCTGTCGCGGCGCCGCTTGAACGCTTCGTGATCACCCCGCGCCACCTCTTGCGGGCGGGGCGGGGTGCCCATGAAGAACGCCAACCCCAAATCGGACACGTTCATCGCAGCGAGCATGTCCGTCAACGCCGACTCACGAAGAATCTGGCACTCGTCGTACACCTCAATATCGACCTCAGAAAATCCTCGACCGAAGCCAGACGACCTAGCCCCAAACAGGATCTTGGATCCGTTCGCGAAATGAACCCCGCGGTTGTCGTCAGTGAACACCACCGGATACTGGGCCCGCATCTTCGGCCGAATAGCCGGCCGCTCCACGATCCCCGCGATTTTGTCCAAAGTCTGCGACGATGTGCGGTCGTGGTGCGAAGACCAAACCACCAACGTGCCCGGACGCGACAGGCAGATCGCAATCAGCCCGACCATGATGCCCCACGTCTTGCCGATCTGGCGCCCGATGCTCAACGTCACACCCATCACATCGCAGGCCAGCGAACCGTCCTCACGCAACCCGAGCGCCGCATACCAGATGTCTTCCTGCCACCGGTCGAACTCCACACCCATACCGGGCAACTCCGGGGCGATCAGCTCGTTGTACCGAGTCAAAACTATGTCGTCGGGGACGACACAATGCCGAGCTACATCAACCAGCGGTGCGGGGTTAGCCCGACTTACGGAAGCGGTTCGCATCGAACGCGACCACCTTGCCGTCCGAGCTGTTCTCCTCAGCCTTCGGCTTGAGGGCCTGCAACCTGAGGATCTCGGCCTTCGCCCGTTCGATCTGAGGATTCAACTGCGACCGCAGTTGCGGCTTCGCTTCGAACGCCTCCGCGAGGAGCTGATACCGCAGCCTGGCCTCAGCCAACTCATCGTTGGCGACCATCGCCTCATTGAGCGTCTCGTATTTCATGGTGTCCTTTCAGACCCGCCGGTTAACCGCCCGACGTCGGCGTAAAAAACCCCGCCACAGCGGC